CCATCTCGTCAGATGGCCTGTAAGTACCTTCCATGTCTATTCCCACGTGCTGCTCGATGTAACTCTCGATAGCCGATGCGTGAGCCTGCTTAATGTCCTCAGAGGTGTTGGGTATCCCCCCTATCTCTATCTCTGTCTTAGAGAGCTTAGAAATATGCTTGTCTGGCCTGTTTACTGCAAATGCCCTGTAACCTCTGTTCTTGAAATGATAAAGAAGTCTTGGCTTGTTGTTCTCCGCCAGAACAGGCATCCCGTAGAATATGCATGCCATCAGAACGTCCTCAAAAAATATCTCGGCAGTCTGTGGCCTTGCGATGTACTCTAGGAAGAACTGATTGCAGGGACCGATGTCCATGTGGAACTTGGTCATACCGTGCAGTGATCCGTTAGACCCGCCTCCGCCTACGGTGCCAGAGATGTCGTAAGGGTCACAACCAAATGTTCCCATGTGCTCGTTTCCCGGCTTCTTTCTACCGTTGATGTCTATGACATTGTTGTGCTTGTCTGGGAACCAAGATATGTAAAACCTGCCGCTGTTCTCAGGTGTCCATATAACCTCGCTGTCCTTCTCTCCATTCTTCCAGTGAAAGTTGCCACGGGTGATCATCTGGCCCTTGATCATGGAGTCGTTGTAGTCGATCTGCTGGTATATCTTGGTCAGGTTAAACAGAGACTGCTTGCTCTCGTCACGGAATGCATGAGACTCTGTGCGTGGAAACTGACGATAGAATTCGTTCAGTGCGTCCGAGTCAGACTTCAATGACTGTACCTCGTTCTCCCAGTAGTCGATAACGCTGTTGGATATCCATCCCCCGTCTATACCCTTGATCGGCTCTTCCGGCTTCTCAAGTACCGGCCATCCATGCTCGTCGATGAATCCCTCGAAGTTCCACTCCATTGGGATAAAAAGGCCGTACAGCCCGCTCTTTGTCTGCCCGTTCTGGCTTCGCTTCCTTGGGTCTGAGTCGTAAAATATTTCTTTAAAGTTTGATCCACCCTTGTCTAGTGCGTTAGAGGTAGATCCCATCATGCACTTGCCAATGATCCTAGAACCAAGGCGTAGACATGTCTTTGTGACACGCCAGTTATTTTCAATGTTATTCGGTGGTAGCCATTTACCGCTCTCGTCATGAACTAGTAGTTTAAGCTTCTCTCCATCGTACGAGTTGTCTGCCGTGTTCTTCCAGTCAATAGACGTGTCAAGACCCTCGATGTCCTCCTCGTTCTTGTCCATGTTCTTACGGGTAATCTTAGACGCAGGAACACGGAAACCTAGCTCAGTCTTTGGCTTGTCCATACCATCCTGCACCGGCTTGAAGAAGAATGGGTAGTTGTTTGAGATAGGGACTACCTTCTCCGTGAACATTACCTTGGCATCGTTACCTGTCTTAGACAATATGCCAAGCCTTGCATTCTTAGTGATTGTACCCATATTCACAAGCTCGGATGAGCTCATAAATGAGAATCCAGATCTCCTGTTCTTTAGGTAGCACATGCCGAAGCACCTTGTGTCGGCCTTGCATGCCTCCCAGTAAATGAAGAATATGCGGTTAGACTCACGAAACTCTGGAAGACCGATATCGATCTTTGTCCACTGTAGGTACATATAGTGAGTACCGGTAATGTATGTCTTTTGTTTTTTGTTGAAGAACCAGTAACCGTTCTCTCTCCTGTCAAACTCTGTCTCGATGTAATCGACCCACTTTCCCTTGAACTGGTTGTCATACTTGTTCCAGTCGAATATTGTCTTCAACTTAGACAGCTCCCTTGGGTACTCCTGTGGAACCCACTTGCCACCACGGTCATCTACCTCTTTTGGGAACGGCAGAGCTATCTTCAGTCCATTAATCTCGTAGACCGGTCCGATTGTCCCGTCCCTAGAGATAACAATTACATCGTACTTGGGGTTGTATCCGTAATCCCACGAGCCAGCCTTGTTGCCCTTAGCTATAACGTCCTTTGGTATCGGATCCTTTATGACCTCGTACAGCCTGCTCATTTAGAGAATCTTTCTGCAAAACCCTTTTTATTGTCAACCGATGCAGATACCTTGGTCTCCGGCGTATCGATCATGGCACGCTCCTCCTGTATCCTCTTTAGGATGTCGAATGCGTCCATAATGGCTAGCTTCTTGGTAGCTGCAGCGTTCTTTAGCTTGTCAGCAGACAGGTCCGTCTCAGAGTTGTTGTTAAGGATCGGCTCCTTGGCCACTGCAATAAGCTCGTGTATAGCCTTCTCTGCGGCATCAATAATCTTCTCTTTGAATTCTTTCTCCGTCATAAGGCTACGCATATGTTCTTACTAAGCATCCGGTACAGCTTCTCCCCGTCCACTGTGAACGGGTACTCGCTCTCCGGCTGGAAACTGATCGTGTCACCGTCCTTCAGTCCCTTAGAGTAAAGGTACTCGTTTCCGTACTTAAGGATACCGACCAGCGGCTTCTCCATGTCGGTGCTCTTGATAATAGTGGAGTTATCATTATCCAATGGCTTGACCATGCAGTACGGGTGCGGTGCCTTCCAAACATCATCGTGCTTGTATAAAAAAAACTGGTCGAAGTCGATAAAGAAGGTACTGTCCCTAAAGTGAGACGGCCCGTACTTCTCTTTACCACGCACGTCGAAGTACTTTCTGAATACATTATGGTGAACCATGAGTGTGTCGCCGGGGACTATCTCCCCAGTGTAACCGATCGGAGTGGCGATGACCGTAGCAAATCGATTGGTTGCTGTGTGGTCCTCCTTTGATGAGCTCAGTATGAGCCCGTAATCTGTTGTGCTGTCGTAAAGCTTGTCGCCAACAGGCTCTACCACAAAGTAGAGCGGTGATTTCATTTTATTTAAAAGTCTATATCGTATTCAATTGAGATTGGCATGTTGCTGTTGAAGGTCTTCCAAAGCAACATACCAGAGGCATTCTTGATCCAAACGTCAACGGTCCCGTCGTCCTTTAATAGCATAAGAGATATCTTGTACTCGCCACGCAGCACGTCCTGACCAAGCACATAGTGCATGGCATCAGACTTGTAGTCCTGGCCTATAGATACCTTCCTTACGATCATAACGCAACCCAGCCCGTAGACTTGTACTGATACGTTCCCTCTGTCAAGTCTGTCTGGTAAACCAACTGACCGACAACTGGAGATACAATAGCGAGTCTCTGAGCTTGTGTAACCTTAGGAGCTCCTGCTCCGAATGTGTATACAGCAACTGCCGCAACAGTAGTGTTGTATGTCGCATCGCCAGCTGGCGTGTTAGACATCAAAAGTTTCTCAGTACCCACCAGTGCGGTGTCTACTGGATAAGTATTAATATTGGCCATCTTTTATTTCTCCTGTGTTTAAATCGATAACAACGTTACCGTACTTCTCTTGCAATTCACCTTGTAGCTTTGTCAATTCCTCTGCAGCATTCTCAATGTCATAGATCAACATTGGCTTCTTGTTGTTCAAGCGAGACAAGTTAATCTCAATGTCAGCGATCTCCTCCTTTAAGGACTTTACCATTGAGCTTAAAGATCTTAGGTCTTCTAATTCTTGTGTTTCTAACGATTTCATTTAAGTACAAATCTAATGATAATAATTAACAATAACAAGGTTCCAAACGCAATTGCCAAAGATTTCCAGAAAGGATCGTTCTTGTACGATACTGTTGGAGGCATCTTAAACGGGATCTTAGTAGTAATACGTACGGTGTCTGACTTGCACTTGGTGTACACCTTGATCACATTGTCATGTCGGATCACCTTGGTATACACAAAGCTGTCCTCCATTACTACTGTATCGTAGCATGTGGTAAAGAAGCTATCTGTTAGCATCCTTTCCTTTGTTACAAACTGGGTGTCATGAACAAGGACCGTATCCCTACTCAAGAGTAGTGATGGGTCTTTCTTTATTGCACGCTTAAGGTGCCAGCTCGCACTGCATGATGTTAAAAGAAGGATGGCGACAGCGTATTTAATCATTTCTTTAACTTCTTCCACATTGCAGCGGCTGCAATTTTAGTGGCGGCTTCTTTACCATATTTACCTTTTGCCTTTTCGACAATCTTGGCAAATCCAGGTCCTTTCTTACCAATATCCTTACCAGCAACAGCCTTCTTGGCCATAGAGCTGCGTTCTTTCTTGGTTCCGTACATTACTTTTTCTTCATTTTAGGTGCTGCCATTTTCTTGGCGTAAGATGCACCCTCTTTCTTCTCAACTTTTTTGCTTTCGGTCTTCTCATGTTTTACCATGGCCTTCTTTGAGGTGTACTTTTCCATTCCACCGTACTCTGATATAGTTTTCTTTTTCATAGTCTTAACATTTCCATCTTTTACGTGCCTGCCTGAGGCGTGAGTTCGGGTCGTTTGCCGCGGCTGGGAACATCTTCATCTGTCCAGCGCTGCGAGCACAGAATGACTTGCGTCTATTTGCGTCTGCACTGCCTGGCTTTACCTTGCCCGTTACAGCAGTCTTTAGCTTTGATCCTGGATTGGCCTTGCGATACGCTGCTACTCCCTTGGCAGTCATGCCGGCACCCTTGCTCGTTGGCAAGTAGTTGGCACCCTTTCCGGTGGTAGTCTTTGGTATTGGCTTATCCTTGCTCATTTTTATTTGCAAACTTGTCGATGCTTGTAAATCCAAGGCATGCGATCACCACAAACTCAACCGCGGCTACTAGGTCCTTGCTAGGAGCGATCTCCTGTGGGCTCAAGCTGTTGTGTGCCATGGTCGCAAACAATACAAGTGCACCCACAATACCCACTACACGCTTAGACGAAATCTCGCCCTTGTCACCCTTGAACATCTCCATAATATTTTTCATTGATGCAAAGTTACACAACATCGGTGATAATTCCATCTTTAACATATATAGTCCTTGTAGTGTTCCAGGTCTCTCCTTGAACAGTAAAAGAACCAGTGTACCCCTTGGTGTTTACTTTTTTTAATATATAGTCTATAGACTTTCTTATGTCTGCAAGATACTCGGAGTATTTGGTCGGCGGCCTGAACATGTTGGTTATTTCTTTGTCGACTTGGACCCGCTTCCGTTTCTAGCCCTGTTGAGAGACTTGCTCTCTAGTACCATCTTCCCGTCCTTCTTGTGAGAAAGGTCTTTCGACATGGCTGCTCGCTTACCGTAGATGCCTCGCTCTCGTGCCTCAGCGTTAAGCTCAGCCCTGTACTTGTTGCGTGCAGGGCTAGACTGGTATGCCTTCTCCTTAGAGTAGTCTCTGCCTGTGGCCTTGTTGCTGCCCGGTCTAGTGTTTTTCCCTGTAATCTTTGCCATCTAAGTACTCTCCTATAATGTATGAAATTCCGATTGTAAAGGTAATGAATAATAGCCCGAACAAGAAACCCTGTAGCATCACTTTTGATTTTCCTTTAGCATTTCAATAAACTGGTCACGCTGTTCCATCAAGTACTTCTCTCTTGTGATCATGCGCTCTCTCTCAGCGTCGACGATCATGTTGATGTACTCTTGCTTCTCGTTTACTACCTTGTTGTATCTGGTAATCTCTGACTCGAATATCTGGTTCTGGTAATAAAGACCACCGATCATAAGTATGATGGTAAAGGACTGGTCCTTTAACTTGTCTACAAATGTTGATGCAACGGTGCTCATTTCCTCTTTACATTGCTAACCCGTGAACCCATTCCCACTCTTGACTTCTCGGCCTTTACTTTGGTGTAGCAAGCGTCTTTCATCCTTGTCCTACGTTAGCCTTTTTACTCTTGTGCTTGTTCACGTGCTTGGTATGCCTACGAAGTTTAACTCGTGGCTTAGAACGAAAGGTCGAGACGTTTGATTTTACCTTGGCCGCCATCAGTTCTTTTTTATAATTCCTTTAACGTAGTAAACGCATGCTAGTATACCGGAGATGCAACCGATCACTCCAACGATCATTGATATAATTGGCTGCCATGCCGTGGCGAAAGATGCTACGGCTGCGACCCCCGTAATTGTTGTGAGGGTATTAGCTACTGAGTCAGTTTGCTGGATCATTTGGCTTTTTATCTGGGAACTTAGTATAGAAATTTTCCATGTACATGGACTCGCATCCTTGGAATGTATGCACACCCGACTCGGGCCATACAGCATACTTTGCAAACTCGGTTGGCACTTCGGTGTAGAATAGAATATCAACCGCCCATTTCTTTGATAGGACTGCTGGTGTTACTACCTCCATTCCGTCCATTACGGCGGGGGTAATTACAATAAATCCTATCTCAACAACTGCACAATTAACCCAAGTCGTTTGCTCTCCGTCGGGTGTGGTTGTAGTTGTTTCTATTAACTTGCGAAGGTTTGCCCATTGTGTAGGGGTGAACTCGAATTTCAAAAAGGTTTTCATAAGGTTGTGAGTGAGGCAAGTTCTGCGTTTGTTAGGCGGGTTTTGAATAGGACGCATTGGTTAATTTGTGATTGACTATTATAAGCACCATTGTTATCAATGGCATTAAATGCAATACCACTCGTTGCGGGTATTGTTGCACTTGTTATTGTTTGCAATAATGTACCATTCAAATAAATTACACAATCATTTGCCTTGTAACCCAATGCCAATTTGAAACGACCCGTTAATTGTGTAGTGTTATAAGTAAATTGTGCACTAAAATTGTTTTGCATATATATATGCACTCCACCATTAGGATAACGAGCAAAACCAAATCTATATCCCGTACTTCCAAATAAATCAACAATAAATGGATAATCAACATCGCTCTCAATACTTGGTAAATTAAAGTCACAAAATAAAACTCCTTCGCTTTGACCAATCAAACTTGTTGCGCTGGTGTTGTAAGCCAAATCTTTAACCCTTGTGGCACTTGCTGATGTGGTGTTTATGTAGGATGTGGGGTAAGTGCTTTGCTCAATCTGTGCGCCCCATATAAACACTCCGCTTGTGCCATTGCCTTGATAAGTGATATTCCCGTTTAATGCTGGTGAATAATCTGCATAAAAAGTTGTAGTCGTTGCGGGTGTCATTGTTAATGAAATTCTATACCATCCGTTCCCAACATTTGTAATTGTTGCAGTTGACCCCGTAACGCTTCCATAGTTGCTGACAGTTCCCAATGTTCCCGCACTTAAATCTGCAATTACATTTGCCCCTTGCCCAAAACCACCCGATACAAAATTGATTGCTATTTGTGTTCGTTCCGCACTTTTGGCGTAAATTGTATTCGTGTAAGTAACTCCATTTGTTAACGATTGCGCTTGATAAATTTCGTGCAACACATTTGCAGAACTTTCAATTAATTTATCCGCATTTTGCGTTCCGTCTGGGCTTGTTGTTTGGTTTGCGCTTACTGTAACTCCCGAAAGACTCCAACCTACATTATCAAACTGCTCTGAATAAGTATTGACATTCGTACTCTGCTTCTCCAACAGCAAACTCGGACACCCGCCCCCGCCATTTTGATAAGTTAGGCGTGGAACATTTAAGCGGTCGGTAGTGGGAAAATAGGGCTTGGCGGTTGAGCCGATGTTTGACATAAAGCCCCACGCAAAAATAGAATCGTTTACATTATAAACACTTGAACCACTCCAAACTCCAGTTGAATCGGGTAAATCAATTGCAAACCCACCTGCTGCACTTGTGTCAGCCGTTGCCGTTATTGTGCATCTATACCAACCACCACCAACATTTTCAATCGTTCCCGTGCCGCTTACAATTACTCCAGTATTCAGATTGAATAAGGGGCTATTTGTAGATGAAGCGAAAGCCGTTCCACCTACTCGAATTTTACCAAAATTTACTGTGTTCTTTTTGAAATAAACACTAAATGTATAAACTTGACCTACAATGTATTGCGCATCTTGTGCAAGGTTTGGAAAAGTTGTTGATGCAGTTGATAGACCTATTTTGTCCGCGGTAGTAGTTCCGTTTGGTGCGCTTGTTTGGTCTGCGGTTGCCGTTATATTATTGTATTTACTGTATACAGCATTTGTAAAATCCTCACTATACTGCACCAAATTCCACGGCACAACCTCCACCAACCCCGCACTATTTATTCGGGTGCCGTTGGAACTGCGCGTAAAGACCATGTCGCCGCTTCCGTCTAGTGGGATCTCGCTGTATACTACGTCCTCTTTATACCCGGAAGGGATAAGGACTAAACTTGCTTGCTCTAATAGGTTACTCATGCTTGTCTCTTTTGATGTTTCTATTGACATGGCTGCACAGTGGGCGCAGATTTGTATAGTGATTCAAAGATAACACTTCTTCTGGACTTTTTGCTGTGCACAGTGGCACGATATGGTCGATGTCCCATCCATAATTAAAATCACCGTTGTACAGGCCCTTATTGTCCCAGTTCATCCATGGATCGAACTGATCCTCAATGTATTCCTTGAATTCTGAGAAGCTGCATCCGAGGATATCCTCTGTCTTCTTGCTCTTGCTGGTCCCGTTGAGCGCCTTGATCAGGACCTTTCTCATCTGAACCTTTATCCTGTATACCGGGTCAATCTTAGCCCTGTCCTTCCCATACTGGTTCCACCTCTCCTTATTCAGCTGGAAGTAATCTTTTCTTTTTTGCTTTAACAGTTCCGAGTTATCGTCTGCGTACTGCTTGACCCTCTCTATTATAGAGTCCCTGTTCAAAATGTAGTATTTTTTTGACTTTTCGGAAGACTTTCCGGGGTTATTCGCCCTGTGCATCTTCTCTGAAAAAGCCTTGCAATCCTTGCATGTCTCCTGGATCCCGCTCCTCCTAGAAGAGTTTATTCCAAAGTTCAGTAGGTCCTTAGCCTTACCGCACTTGGTGCATATTTTTAATATGTCTGTCGCTACGTGACCGAAGTCATCGTAAAGATTTACAACGAAAGTTGTTGAATTGCTCGTGTGCTGCATGCTGATGCCTCTTGGTATCCTCCGCTTAGTGTAACACGTGTTGAGTATTGTGATGATAAGTTGTAGCCTGATAATTTGTTCTTGGCGCACCCTACTCCCTCTAAGTAACCGCCAGCAGCTGTTACCCTGTCCACGTAAAGGTTCATAATGTATTCGGCCCCGTTGTAACGAGGGTACATTGATCCGATGACGTTGGATATGCTGATCTGCATCTTACCAGAGAGCTATAATGCCAGTTGCTGTTGTTCCGGTAGAGTAAACCCTTGTCACCTGTACCGGGAAGAATGTTCCACCGTTGACACCTACGAATGTGATCAGGTCACCGCCGACGGTCTCGACCTTTAGGTCTCCAAATCCGCCAATGTACAACACGCATCCGTTGTTGCTAGTTCCACCGGTAACCGATGGGATGTCTACGGTATCTGATGGGCTGACCGCTGCCGCTCTGCCCGCATTGAGTTTTAAATACATATTACAAAGATAAACAAAAATACCACTCCTTGTGGGAGTGGTATCCTTTTAAATTTTTAGTGATGCGATTACTCTTCAGTGATCTCTCCGAACTCAATGTCGTTGAGGTTGTTTACAATCTCAAGTGCCTTTACGATGTTCTGCACCTCTACTAGTCCGAAGCAACCCTTAGAGATTGCCATGTGTAACGCCTCGGCGATTACTTGTTTAGCTGTATTTGATTCCATAGTTTTATTCTGTTACTGGAGCCCAAGGCAATGGGCTGTTCTGAGGCGTGACTGGTGGAGAAATCTGGCTGTCGATTTGTCCTTGAATACACGCTTCAAGATTAGATACTCCATCAACGCCTAATTCCTCTTGAATCCAACCAATAACGATAGCTTCTGTTAAATCCTCGTAAGGTACGAAAGGGCTAACGCTCTCTGTCGAAAACCTTGCGATGTTTGAAAGTGAGGCGGTGTAAGTACCATCTACTCCTACTACTTCATAGTTAGCGATAACTACGTAGTTTTGTTCCCCGTCTATTGTTTCTGTGTACAGGGCGGTTACGTTCCAAGTGTATGTTGTCATATTGCGAATTTAGTTAATTTATCCTATTAATAATCTACAAGCAACTCCGTTAATAAATACGTTCCAATAAGAAGTAGGTGCTAAAACGCCAACTGTGACTGCACCATTAGGAATACCTGCTGAACCAAAACGCATTTGATTATCACCCGTTGCGGTATCTGATACACCTATCATTGATATTTCATTAAAGTTTCCGCTTTGTTGATTTTTTCCAATAGCAACGATATTGTTTCCCGTAGTATTGGCATATAAAGATTGTACGCCTATTGCAGTATTACCCGTTCCACTCGTATTACTATACGCAGCCTCAAAACCTACTGCGGTGTTATTGGATGCGGTGTTGAGGGCTAAAGAACCTTGACCTACTGCGGTATTATTACTACCCGTTATACTACTTTGTAAAGCGTTACCACCTATTCCTGTATTATTGCTACCCGTTGTATTTGACGTTAAAGCAGTGCGACCTAATCCCGTGTTTGCTGTTCCCGTTGTAGTTTGAGCCAAAGATGTATCACCTACCGCTGTATTATATATACCCGTACTCAACCTCAACGCTTGATACCCTATCGCAGTTATACCCGTTCCACTCGTATTACTATACCCCGCCTCGTAACCTACTGCGGTGTTGTTGGAGGCGGTGTTTGTAAATAATGCACCATAACCTAAAGCAGTATTGTTTGAACCAATAGTATTTCCATATAATGATATAATTCCAATAGCGGTATTATTTCCACCCGTAGAATTATTAGTTAATGACCTATCTCCTAAGGCACTATTATTAGTTCCCGTTGTATTGTTAAATAACGCTTGATACCCAATTGCGGTATTTTGTTGACCCGTTGAATAGCGTAACGCTTGATACCCAATTGCGGTAATGTTTGTAGCACTCGTATTACTATACCCTGCCTCGTAACCTACTGCGGTGTTATTGGAGGCGGTGTTGTTGTATAAAGCAGTATAACCTATGGCTACTGCATTGCTTCCATTTGTTGAAAATAATGATTGATAACCGATTGATACGTTATTAGAGCCACTACTATTAAGATATAAACATTGATTACCGATTGCAACATTAAAATTTCCCGTTGAATTTAGAATAGAAGCACCATAACCGATAGCGATATTAATACTTCCTGTGGTATTAGTTGACAAAGCCAATCCCCCAATAGCGGTATTTTGAGCACCACCTGTATTACCTATCAACGCATCCACACCCACACCCACGTTATAACTTCCGCTTGTGTTGGCTCTTAAACTCCTATAACCCAATGCGGTGTTATTGCTATTGGTGTTGTTTTCAAGTGATAAATACCCTACGCCCGTGTTATTTGTGCCTGTTGAGTTTAAGCGTAAAGCCAAAGCCCCCAAGCCCGTATTACCTGTACCTGTACTATTGAATCTATTTGCGTGCTTTCCCAAGGCTGTATTAAAACTGCCTGTACTATTGGTAAACAAAGCATCATGCCCTATACCAGTATTACTGGCCCCGGTAGTATTACCTGTTAAAGCCGATGCACCAAAAGCCGCGCTATCTGATCCGGTAGTATTACTATCTAATGCGCCATCACCAAATGCAGAGTTGCTGGATATAGATCCTGCTCCATAGTTGGTGATTGCACTTGTAGATACCAGCAGGGGCAGGTCATTGCCATTGCCATCTGATAGGCGCTTTAGTGTACCGCTCAGTGGTAAGTTATCGCCAATTTTTATCAGCGAGGGGTACGTGTTCTGAGGGGTGGTATTAAATAAGGTTGATCCCATATTGCAAAGATAAGGATATCGTACGATATTATCGTACGATCTAGTTGTGTTTTATTTATTACAGCTGTTCCAGAAAGTGTCAAAGTCCTGCCATAGCACATCAAGGTCCTGCCAAACGTCTGTAGAGTAGCAGTTCGCTCCAGATCCTGGGCCCATGTCTACAGCTAATATACTAGACGCGGTCGTTCCGGTCAAGAATACCTTTGTCACGTGAACAGGGACAAATGTCCCAGATGGCAACGAGGCAAACGTCACATCGTCTCCGCCAGAGGTAAGGACTCGAACATCCCCTCCAATACCAACGTAAAGGCAGGTATCCCTATTGCTAGTGTTCAGATCCTCCTGTAATGTCTCGGTATCAGACGGATATATCAAGCACCCGTGTGCGTGCTGCTGTTGTAGTACGGCCATATTGCAAAGATAATGATATTATACGACAAAGTCGTGTAATCTACTTCTTCTGCTCTTCTTTAGAAGAGGACGAATAAGGAACCATCTTGTTCAGCTTCTCCTGCCTCGCATCGCATCCGCAATTTTCTCCAAAGATGCCCTTTACCAGCATCTCGATCCCGGTGGCCTTGGTAATTGCCGCGACCGTGTCTCCTAATCCCTTTTGCTTGTCCATGTAGCAAAAATAGTCTAAATTTGTTACAGTATTTACCCAAAGGGTAATTACTGTAATAAAATAAGACTCAAATGGACTCAATAGAGATGGCCCGGTACGTCAGGTACCTGCCGATTATTAAAAGACTTTACATGGAGAAGTATGACCTGTCGTCTACTCAGGTCGACATCCTGATCTTCATCCACGGTACACGGACATTCCGCCTCAGGGTGCTGTACGACTTCGCTTGCACCATGAAATGGCAGGCAAGGCTATTCGCGGACATGAAGTCTCGCGGATTTATTAAGTTCCACAAGGACTCGTCCCGAAAGCTCGGAGTTATCTACCAGTGCTCTGTCAAGACAGACAAGATAATGAAGGAATTGTTTGATCTGGTACTAGAGCAGACCAGCTTCTCAGACGATCCTGCTGAGAACCCGGTCCACAAGAGAGAAAATTACACGCAAAAGTACCACTCCATATTCATGAAGAGGATCAATCTAGAACGAGAACAACGTCCCGCTCAAGTATTATATGATACTGACGACTCTGAATTCTAACGCCGTGGCCAGCCCTTCTATCGTAATATACGATAGAAGTACTAGCTATGTCAGATACAACATCCCCGCCCACGTGTACTACGTGAGCCTTGCCGTACCTGAGCTCGTTCTCATCGTCATTTGTCATGATCAGACCTGACTGAGACTTTGTCTCCTCAAATATCGGATCAATCACGATGTACTTTCCTATAGCTCTCATTTTGCTCTTACGTTAGTGATGATACAGTTGGTGCTCAAGATCGTGGTAGCAACGCTGACAGCGTTCTCCAGTGCACTCTTGGTAACCTTCAAGGGGTCGATGATTCCCATCTCGATCATATTTCCTACAAGCCCCTCCTTCACGTCGAATCCATACCCGAAACTATTTTGATAGTTTAGGGCAATGTCCCCCTTTACCTCGTTCGGGTCATAACCACCGTTCTCTAGGATCACGTTGAATGGCTGCTGCAGTGCGTACTTGATAATGCTCTTAGCTGTAGAGCATCCGCAGATCTCTCCGGCTATGTTCAAAAGTGCAATACCACCACCAGGAAGAATACCCCCCTCCATCGCTGCCTTTGTCGCGTACACTGCGTCCTCGACACGGTCCCTCTTCTCCTTCATCTCGACATCGCTCTGAGCCCCGACGTAGATAACGCCAACACCGCCCGCAAGGTTAGCGAGCCTCTCCTCCAAGAACTTCTTCAATCCCTCGTTGGTAGCCTCTGCCAGGTTGTTCCTGATTCCCTCGATGCGTAACGATAACTCTTCAGAGTTGTCATCTCCAGTGATGATAATCGTAGACTCCTTTCCTACCACCACCTTCTGGGCATGGCCTAAATCAGTAAAAGATACGAGAGACAGGTTGTCTCCGGTGCCGTCAGAGATGAATCGTGCTCCGGTAGCAGCAGCGATGTCCTCCATGATCTCGGATCTCATGTGACCGAAGCTCGGTGGAACGATCGCGCATGCCCTGATCACACCCTTCAGCCTGTTAAGGTTAAGAGAGTTCAGAGCGTTCTCCGACATCTCGGCGATAATGAGTATGCTCTTCCCGCTCTGCACAACCGGTGCCAGCAGGTGCTCGATATTGTTCAATGATGTAATCTCCTGGTCAGAGATCAGGATGTAGCAGTCCTCTAGGATAGCCTCGTTCTTCTTCTGGTCAGTGACGAAGTACTTTGACATCCATCCGCGGCCCAGCTTCATGCCAGATACCACCTCAGAGTAAGTCTTTGAGCTTTGAGACGTCTCAACGGTCACCACACCGTCTTTTCCGACCATGCTGTAAGCGTCTGAGATGATCTGCCCTAACTCTGGGTCATTATTGGCTGAGATCGTGGCTACAGAGGCCATAGAATCGTATGTAACTGGGATAGCCATACTGTCCAATGCCTGCGCAACTGACAGTGCTAGCTCTTTTACCTCTCTCAGAACCTTTGTCGGGTTGTCCTCGGCCTTCATGAACTGCTGTGATCCATGGATCAGGCCTTGGGTTAGCACGATAGAGGTAGTGGTACCGTCTCCGGCAGCTGTCGCCGTCTTCTCGGATGCCTCTTTTACCATTTGTACCGCAAGGTTCTGCGTCGGGTCGTCCAAGATAATGGACCTGGCCACCGAAACTCCGTCTTTTGTGATGTGGATACCGTGTGTGTACTGGTCTGACTCGATCAGAACGGTCTGTCCACGTGCACCTAGGGTGCTCTTGACGGCATTTGCTATAATGTCTATACCAGACACTAGCTTTTCACGGGCCTCGGCCCCAAATTCAACTTCTTTTACGATCATATTTGATTTAATTTGTGCAAATATAAACAAAAAAGGCACCAATGGTGCCCTTTCTGTCAAATTGTCGTGAAATTTATTTCTTCTTGGTGATTACACCCTTAGCGATCAGGATGTTTTTTTAGAATTTGCTTTTTGACTTACAGATATTCGTTCCTCCTCCAATGTTGGCAGATCCTCTAGATACGGTAGAAGAGCGAACCTGCTTTTTTACCTTGCTTACCTGAGCTCTCATCTTGTCTTTAACTAGATCAAATCCTTTTCCGCTAGACACATTCGACTTCTTTCTTGTGCTACCGCTATTTACAGCAGGCATTGAAATGCTCTTACTCTCGCTTCTTTTTGGAACGTTAAAACCAGGGGCCATAAAGGGCTTTGTAGCAGCTTTGATTGTCGGTGGGTTTTTCTTGATAGCCATTATTTCTTTGTTGATTTTTTGTCTGTGTCTCTTCCTTTGCCCGCATTCCATCTCTGTTTGTTTGTGCTAGATGAATTATCTACACCTAATCTAATTGCTCCACGGCTAATTCTAGAGTCATAAGCCATTTTTGTTAAAACCCCACCCACAGTGCCAGCAATAGTAGCAGCTGTATTCATTACTCTTTTCTTCTTAGCAGATTTCATCTCTGCCGATCCAGTCGCAGAGAGTGGAGGAGTTATCTTTCCTTTTCTTTCTGACTTCTTGGCCTCTCTCTTAGTCTCAGGACCAATCGGTGCATATGGGTTTACTTTGTTTTTCATCATTGCCATAATGGTACAAATATAATATTTATTTCTGTTTCATCTGTGCCATCATCTGCTTGGCAACGTCCTTCTTGACGTTTACCGGCTTCTGGCCAGAGAAGATAGCTGAGTAGATGTCCTTAGGCGGAACAGTCATCTGCACATCGGTGCGCCTGTATCCGTTTACGTAGCGTACTGGTGGCTTTCCGGTCCTCTTGGCCATCGGAAATACCTCGTCCTTACATTCCATGCACTTTTTCATTTCTTCTTTGACTTAGCTACAACAATTGCTTTTACTTTTGCCGCATCTGATTTCTTTTTGTATACCGCAATTGCAGAGGCTGCCTTTACCTTGTCCGCCTTTGCTTTTAAAATGCCCGGATTTTTCTTCGGGTCTCCGCTATAAATATTATGGTAGTCAAACATACTTGACACCGCACTCTTTGCTGGTTTTGGTTGTATCTTTTTCATTTGTTCTTTACCTTGATTGTGTCAGTTGCAACCACCTTTACAAATGTCCTGTTCTTGGCCTTTGGCTTTAAGTTCGGGTCCCTTGTGATATTGTAAGCGGCAACGCTGTCTTGATAGCTCTTTGACGGTGCACTCAATTTGTACACGTTTGTCTTCTTTGGAGGAGTCATATTACAAAGATACTACAAAACAAAATAAATTCTCTTTACCCTGTGCCCTTGCACCTTGCACTCTCTTATGTTTGAAGGTATGGTTCCGCAGAACAATGCCGCTTCTTTAGAGTTCTTGAACTCGTGTACTTCTTGAGTGTAAGAGTTGACCAACTTTACAGGTACTTTGCTGTTTGAGTCTGACTGTTTTTTCATGTACTCATCACTCTTATACTTGAAACCATAATTTGGATTATTCTTTCCTGCTGAAGCCTTTGATATTTTTTCCAATGATTCGGCAGAATGCTTTTTACCAAAGAATGGGTTTTTGTCTCCTAAGTGAGACTCTGATATTTTCGCTTTTGTTTCGTCAGATAACACTCCCTTTTTTTCTTTGGTGTGTGTAAGCTTGCAGTTTAATCCATTGCAAACAGAATTGTACTTGTCTTGGTAAAACCTTTCTCTTTCCTTGAGAACTGAAACATCGCATGTTTCTAAAATTTCTATTGAGTGGTTTTCAACTCCGTGCTTTAATAGCGAGTTGTAAATTGCCCTTTGTTCCTTTACCCTTGAAGGAGTCAAGTAATACTTAGTCCTCTTTTTGATTGATACAGACTCACCCACATACACGTTCCCGGTAGGGGATGTGATCATGTATACTCCAGGAGAGTCCGGCATCAATTCAATTCCAATCACAGATCTTTGCTTTCAATTAGGGTATAGGTGAAACTATTGCCATGCAATTTAGCACTTTTTTCTACAATAACCATGAAAGCGTCAAAATCTTTTATTCTTTTAAACACCGTACATCCTTCCGACCAGTTCTCCACAACCGCCGAGTCGGCACCCGCGTGGTGGATATTGATGCCAAATATTCCCGTCTCTGTCTTGGTCTCGTCGAATACCATGTCCTTGTTCGAGTCCCTGTAAACCTTTACCGGTCCGCACTGCTTCAGAGCCTTGTACTTCCCTTGGTGAAGACCAACAGCATGTGAGGCAGGGTACTGCCCAGGAACAACCCTAGCGACACCGCCAGCATTGTGGAACTCCTTCATCGCCTTAGTACCCGGGTCAGTTGTGCATGCCCACTTGTGGAAATGCCAAGTGCCCTTGTCGTCCTTGTAAGACAATGTCATCCAGTCGTCGAAGACATTCGTTACCTTCTTCCCCGGATCAGAGTTTCTGATACCAATAACATTCATGTTGTAAGAACCCGATTCAAAATACTTATGACCCAATTTATAGCATGCAGCCATGACGGTCTCTCTTGTGATTTCCATATTACTTTTTCTTTTTACTTCCGATAGGAACTCTCAAAGACACGCCCAAGTTGTAAGACCTTCCAGATCCTACACCAGCACTAACCGTTAGGTTGTTCTTGATCCGCTGTGTCACGCCAATGTCAGCAGAGCGGTACCCGGGTCCCATATTCACGTTCCCGCTTAATCTGGTATTTCCCTTTCTTAAGGAGCCAGACGCCCCAGCGTTAATGTTTCGTCCTACTCCCTCAGCATACATGTTGCCAGAGGCTGTCAATTTCTTTGGTGGATTATTCTTAGCCATGGTTCAAAGATAAGAAATGTTGATCAATCAGCACGGAGACATGAAAAACGTCTCCATACCGATATGTCGATTTTTGGTGTCCCTACTCTATATATATAAAAACTGTATTCTATATATATTTTTTTTTATTAGTATTGAACAGAGAAAAAACGACACAAAAGAGATAAGAAATTAAAGATCAATGAGTTAACCCATGTCACCTACAGTGTCACTTTAAGTAGAATCGACACTTGTCAACACAAAACCGACACTTATCCACGAAAAGCGACACAAAAAAGCACCCAAATCAGGGTGCCTTTAGGCGATCTTACTTATTGTACATCGTACAACAAGGTTAACTTACCACATGAAAGTGATGCGGAAGAAAAACAAGTTGACGTCGATCTCGTTTGTCTCTCCGGGGTAGTTAGACTCAAAGTACTCGATCCCAAGTAAGATCGCATCCGGTACAAGTAATGATATTTCTATAGCCATGTGGCAAAAGTAAGCATAAGGGACCAGACTTATAAGTGCCAATTATCAACCTATAGGTTAATAATCGACCCTGTGGTTTATACCTATGAGTACAATACCGATGAGTACCATATGTGCTGAGGTTTTGGGTAATACCCCCATATTGCGTTGGCCCGGCCGTGGGGAAAACCGATCTTTTTTGCCCCATGGGGTATCGGAGGGTCGGCCTTGCCCCGAATTTTTGGCCTTTTGGGTGGGTGCCCCGCATGGGTGGAACCGCCCGCCCGTGCCCTAGGTGGGTGCCCCGTCCCATACTGCGACTGCCCCTTAGCCCGTGGAAACTGCGGAAACGCTCAGAGTTTCCATTGCACCCCGCCCATGGTCGCATCATGAATCTGCCATCTGCAAGGCCTTGATAGTCAGTTGCGATAATCCGTAGAGGGTTTTCAAATCAGTTGCGAAAATCCGTAAACAAAGTTGAAAATAAATGTTGACATGTTTGGTGTTGTCAACAATCGGTCGTAACATTGTATTGTAATAAAACACAAACGGATATGATAAACTACAGCAAATTGATGAGCCACAACCCTACCTCTTATGGGGTAATGATGAACGACAAAGGACAGCAGATTGAGTTCTTCGAGCACCCAACATTGGGAGACGAGAGCGACATCATCTGCGCTTGCCACGAACTACAACTAGCCGACTACTCTGGCTTCTATGAGACTGACGACATGATTGCTGAGCATGGAGAGTACCAGCCATGGTTCAACGAGGACGGCCAGTTGCAGATGGGAGAACTTGGGAGCCCGAACGAATAAGGTTAACTGACGAGGTCTGAATGACCGAAACGCCCTCGGGCGTCTTAACCAAAACAAACACAGACATGGAAACTTCACAACAATTCATCAAGGCAATCTCCAACATCACATGGAGCCAGTACACCCGCAACGCTGAGAGCAACGGCACCCTCAAATCTGACGACGGCTTCAGCCTATCCTATGGAACCAAGTTCCACGAGAGGGGCTCCTTGCCAAGCGTTCAAATCATCGCTCAAGTTCGCTACAACGAGACCTACCTCATGACATGGGGATTCACGGACGACGATAGCCAGAGGGAATTCATCACTTTCTTGAACAACGCCAAATTTCAAATCTCAGAGGCTGGCGAGAGAGAGGAGAGGCGCAACTTCCGAGTAGGGCACGAACTATTCAAATAAGGTTAACTGACGAGTCCTAAATGGACGAAACATGGGTGAGCAATCGCCCATGTCTTAACCAAAACACAAAGACATGAAGCACTTAAACAAATTACCAGAAGTAAAATGGCCTTACATCATCTCCAGCGAGGACGACAGCATGTACGAAGTAATCGAGCACGGCGAGGTCAGAGCCCACATTGTGGAGACCATCGACGGGACACGCCAGACCTTGTACTTCTTGGACGGAAGCGAGATGCACTTCCAAGATACCGACCTACACCAAGTCATGAGCCAAGCCCCAAGCAAGACTGAATTTCAGATGGCATGGCTATGGTTCGAGGAGAACGGATACCATGTGCTAGTCGACGAGGGAAACCAAATCATAGAGTTGAACGTGGTGAACCTAGAGGGAACCGACTTCATCGACGTGGTAATGTCTGAGTCAGAGATGAACTATCGCTCTAAACTTTGGATAGAATCAAGAAAAGGTTAACTGAAGAGTCTTTAATAGACGAAAGGGCTGGACATCCAGCCCTCTTAACCAAAACAACAAAGACATGAAAAACAAGACCAACGAACAAAAATTAAGAGGCCTAATCAAGAGCCTTGACACCATCGAGGTTGCACTTTTAACTGAGCGCATCGAGAAAATCATGGAATTAACGCTACAAGACATAGCCGAAGACCCCGAGAAGTACAACAACTTTTGTGTCCATAGCAGTATGTATGTGAGCCTATCCAACAAGGTAATCGCCCAACTAAAATAACAAGAACATGAAGACCTACTTTTTTTGCGACGAAGACAATTACGGCCAACGCACGGGGACGTACCAATCAATCGAGTTGAGCCATGACGATATCATGCTCGATAGACATGGGAATATATACCACAACGGGCACTTTCTATACAAGAGCGAAGAAGAAATAATTATCGCTTGCTCAAAATAAATTTGCATAATACAAAACTAATAACTAACATTGTGAACACTTTAATAACAACAGACATGAAAACACCAAACACCCTCATCGCACACTTGCGAAACGCTGAAACAAACCACATCGGTTTCTCTTACAACATCAACACGGGCGACCACAACCCCGACCATGGATTCATGGTATCCATCAAGGGATACGAGGAGACGGCTCCAAGTGGTTGCGACCTTATCGCATTCGGACGTTCTTACTTCCTCCGCCATGCTGAGCAGTTGGCCGACCCGAACTACTACATGGGATGTTGGGTCAATGCTGGCCGATTCATCTTCGACATTTCTGAGAACGTGCAGACCAAGGAGATTGCCATCGCATTGGGCGAGCAACATGACCAAGAGGCCATATGGGATTGTGCATCGGGCTCAGAGTACAGATTAATGAGAGAGGGAGACCAAGGTTAACTGACGAGGATTCGATATCCGAAACATGGGTGAGCATAGCAAACTCATCCATGTCTTAACCAAAACAAACGACATGAACAAACTAACAAACACCCAGAAGAAAAATCTAAACTTGGCATCTTGCGAAACGTATTATGACATGGATGGATTCATTTACCAACAAGTACTTTCATCAGAGGTGCCCGACTTGATGAACATGAGCAAGGAGGTGTACGAACTGCACGAGGACAACAGCGAGAGCCTAGTAGAGAACGGCATCTTGAATGAGTCATCAACCTATGGAATCGAGGTCGGGTTCTTGGATGACCTAGAGTCAAAGGCAATGTTCCTAGGCATCAACAAAGGTCTTGGACTGCCGAGTCAAAGTGACGAGCCAGAAGAGGCTGGCCTAGGTGCCTACAAGACCGAGGACTTCGATGCCATGCTACACACATTGGACGTGGCGATGGACGAGTTCTCTCAAATCTACAACCACTCAGCCTCGAACGACTTCCGAGAGTACTACGAGAATCACATGACCCAATTGGACAACATCATCACTTTAATCAACAAACTAAAATGAAATACAACGTAGTAATTAGCAGAACCTACGCCACAGAGTTGGTAGTAGATGCAGAGAACATCCAAGAGGTACACGAGTGGTTAGACACCCACCAAAACAAGGTGTACCACGAGGAGTTGGAGCAGTGCAACATCATCGAAGAGGACGTCAACATCGAGGCTATCAGTCCCAGCCCTAACGAGTCTAGTGAACTGCAAGACCTAGTATGGCACATCAAGGGCAAGTTGAAAGAGTACAGCCACGTCGAGGACTTCATCCCAATCGACATGCACAAGGCACTTGCTCAGATGCTAACGCACAATTGGGAAGAGACCACCCATAACGTCGAAACAAATATGAATGGCGACTTTGAGGATGCTAGAGCCTATGTAAACGAGTTAAACGAACTGATAGGTCGTAACGCATTTGACTACAGACCTGGCGTAGGATGGCTATTCCCAAATCCTTGCGATACCTTTATTGTAAGCGGTGTAAACATCAGCGAAAAAGAAATTGACCAACTCAACTTGAGAGAAGATTTCATCATCGACTAACCACGAAAGGAAACGAGAGGGGTTCAACTCCCCTCCGTGGTTCAAATAAAAAACAAATAGACATGAACAACAAAAACTTTATCACCGACTCTTGCCTATCATGGCACGCCAATGACATGCGAAACGCAATTGAAATGGCCAACGGAATTCCTCCATCATTAAATGATGAGGACTGCAATCAGATGTTAACAAAATTCTTTTCAGAATATAGACAAACAATCATTGGTGAAATAAACGAACTTATGGTTATATGGGTTAAAGAAAACAAAATATGAACATACAAACAATTTACTCAAGACAAAAGTCAGCAGGTGTTGACTACATGCAACGACTCATCAACAACGGATCCGTTTGGAAGATGGAAGGCTCAATGGGACGCGAGGCAATGCGACTGCTCGAGATGGGCATCTGCATGCTACCAAAGAAATCATTCACCGACTACTACGGAAACGTCATCCCATCACGGGACGATTTGAAAGGATGCACAAAGGGAACGTACGCCAACGCTGTAAGGTACTGGTCTAATGGATGGGAGGACTAATCATGAACATGCAAACAATCAAACTTAGAAGCCAATGGGTGGCCAGCAAGAACATGTCAATTGGCATTGGCTCGCACTCAATGAACCCAAACACCACGTCATTGCAAATTCCACAAGGCACAATACTAACTTGGGATGATGACGCACCGAACGGGAATGTGTGGTTTTACGTTACCATCGATGGCCAAAAATATCGAGGCAAGATAGAGTGTGGTGGCATCACAAACCTAATCAAGAGGGGCACAATTGAACTATTCAACGAGGGCAATGGGCCTAGTATATATAGCGGAGATTACTTAAAAAAATTATTGTCATGAAATACATTCTAACTGGGCTACGTGCCATTCACTACTATGCTGAGGGCGACTACAAAGAGGTAGTAAACTTAATCAAGCAGAACGATGCTGACATCTTTGAGATAGACTCATTGGACGGCATCTATGAACTGCTCGAACAACTGAAGGGCTGGGAGGACTACTGCGTAATCACCAGCCTAGAGAGAAATAAAATTTTACATTTCTTTGACAAATAAATTAGGTTATACACAAGATAGTAACTAACATTGCATACAGATATGAACACATTCACAACACAAGACGGATTTACATGGTACGTTCTACAACCCAAGGTTGCCAAGTACCTACACGAGGCCAACTACGAGGTCTATGAACTACACGACGACGAGAGCGAGTCTCTTTGCGAGGATGGTCACGACTTCAGCGGTACAAGATACGGCATCGAGACCCCACTAGACAGCCAAATCGTTCACGCACTATGCGGAGCGGAACTGGTGCACGTATACGAGATAGTCAGAGACTTCGAGGTATGCTACGAGATTATCTTTGAGAAAAGAAGGGGTGACCTTGTATTCTTCTCTCCTCTTGCTAAGCCAAAGGCAGTCATCGACAACCTTCGTGGATGCGACGCAGTAACATTCATCAGCCCAGCAGACTTCTTAAGAATTCTAAGACATGGTTGAATTTAAGATTATATACCAAGACGAGGATGGTAACGACCTATGGACTAGGAAGATGTTCTTCCCTAGCAAGGAAGAGGCCTCTGAGCACGCCTACAACGTTATTGCTGAGTCATCAAGCGATGTATCGCAATACGAAATACTAGAGTTGGGTTAATCCCCAACCTAGTACAACACCTACACGAGTCCCGTGTACTAAGCCAAGTCGGATCGACTTGGGGTTAAGGACAAGACATAAATGTCTTGCCATGTTCTTTGACATATTGGAAAAGTAATTTGGCAGTCGAATGACTGACCACTATGTACGCACACTGGACTGACTCCCAGTACTTAAATTGGCACAAGCCAAGGTGATGCGGTGAACAGCACGGGACAGGGTTCGAAGCCCGTCCCGTGCGCAAAGGCTAGCCAGCACTAGCCCTCAACGAAAGGTTGTGAAATATTGTTGTGTTTTGTTGTAAAAGAGCAGTTGCTGGGTCGCTCTTGGTCTGGGATAGGCTCATATCTTATCCAGACCGCAAAGGCTATCCAACAATAGCCCCACAGATATAGGCTGTGAAACCATGGTTTTTTATAATTCATGCAAAGAGCAGGTGTTGGACTGCTCTTTAAACTAAAGAGCAATATGGAATTCAAAGATATACTAATCGAAACCTTCCCATCAATCGTGATAGTGGAAGAGCCATGCATCATGGCCTACGCTGAATGCTTCAGCGTTACATCTAACGGAAAAGACTCCAAGGGATTCCCACTGATATCAATCAGCGTGGGTAACTCAGAGGATTTTGACAACTTTTTATTTGAGCACGGATACTTCTCCGAGTTCATTTCACAAACAGAACTAGCAATTTGTAAAGAATGATATACTACGCAACCAACTCAGCAGAGGCTCGAAGCCTTCTCGCTCAAATCCATGGCACCCAGTCAGACATCCTAGCACTGCACACATGTGCATGCGGTGACGGACATGCCATCTCAGACCCGATAGACGAGACCCACAAGGTCGTCATCTGTCAGACATGTAAGCCCAAGAAGGGGAACATCGTAAAACTACTCGACAATTTGTCTGAGGATGGATTTGCGTATGACTTCTGCTTTGGCCAGATTCTACCGATGCCAGCCGAGTACAAGTGGGTAGAGGGAACAACCAAGCACACGACCAAGGACAACTTAAAGCAAGACACGGCAAACTACATAATGCAGTACTCAGAGATGATGGCCTGCGACAACATGTACTTGGTGGTTCTGGTGGACGGCAGAGACATCACACTAAACATCGCGGAGAAATGAAGACACGATTATTGAAGAAACTAAAGAAACGATACGTGTACGCATGGATAGGCGATAGGCTTATCGCATGGGACAAGAAGAATGACGAGGAGGTTACACGATATCAGTGCACACACTACTGGCTCATACGCACTGCGTGTGGCCTTGTAGTCGGACAGAAATACTTAAGTAGAATTATATGGAAAGCATCACAACGATAGTACTAATCATTTTAGCGTCGATGCCACACCCGAGCGGTGGGTACAGGTACGCATGCAAGGACACCACAGGAAAGACCTACAGCCTGATGATGTTGGAAGAGAAAAATGTAGGGGACACAATAAAAATAGACCAATGCTTAACGCACTAATCACAGCACTAATTGTAATCATCGGCCTCATCTTTGTAGCATGGGCGATCTACTCACCAATGTCAATCGTTCTAATCCTCGGAGTACTCGGAGGCATTGGATTCGTACGTTTCACATACCTCACGGTAAAATACTACAGAGCACGATGAGACATGTATGGGTAGTATCAAACGTAGACGAGATAGTATTCGCCTTCGACTCCGATCCAACCGAGGATGAGGTTCTGGACACGATCAACCATTACCACGGACAGGACGGGGAGATTATCACAAAGTCGGCCAATGTATACACATGGAAGGGCGAAGACCAGATAGTAGAGTACACACTAATTAAAACAGACTTACTATGACAAACAATAAACAACAGACGGAGATGAACAAAGAATTCATACCATACGAACTTGCTTTAGAGTTAAAGCAACTTGGATTTGATGAACCTTGTTTTGCTTTTTATCAAGTAGAATATCATGAAAATTCACCTATTATGGTGGATGATAATGATCAATACCGCATCACAGGTTTTAGAACTTGTAAAAATTCTGAAATTCCATCTCATTACATATCAGCACCAACCTACTCACAAGCATTTAGATGGTTTAGAGAGAAGCATAATCTTAGATGTCAAATCAATTATATTGGAGGACTAATCAACAAAACTACCTGGTGGGATATTTCTGTTATTGGTCATTATAATACAGACCCTAAAGAATGGGAGATGAAGTATCAACCATACGAAGAAGCAGAACTTGCTTGTCTTAAAAAGTTAATCGAAATAGTAAAAACCTACGGAGGAGTTAAAAAATGATAATAAGAGTAAAACACAAACAAACTCAAATAGAGGTTGACGATGTAACAACTGGAAAAAACTGCGGTATGATATATTATAATCAAGAATATGTAATTAAACTTTTGAAAGAAATAACTGATAATATCATTAAATTACAAGGAGATAAAGAATGACAAACAATAAACAACAAACGGCAGTTGAATGGTTGGTAGAAAAATTGGCAAGTTTGACTTTTGACTATATGGCGGGGTTTATAAGTAAGCGTGAATACGACCAACTATCAAAAGGTGTAATTAGACAAGCCAAAGAAATGGAGAAGGGACAAAAGGAAATGAGTTATGACGATGGTTATGCAGAAGGTTATAAACGGGCATTGGAATTAACCCAATGGGCAATATCAAACTTAATACCACCACACAATGA